AGGTTGGAGATACATGGTATGATTGGAAGAAAGTTCAATCGTCCAATAAAGGTGAACTAGAGATTGATGTCTATATTAAAGCAGTTGCCGCAGGATTCAATAACATTGCGGAAGTTGTAGAAAGTGGAACAGAATGGATTTACGAAATCTCTTCAGACAAGCAGCGCAAGATATTTGATTTCGTCAAAAACGGAGGTACTGATATCACATTCAATGTATCATGTGGCTCGTTCAATGGAGTAGGAAGAAAGAAGGCATCCTATGTAGCATATTATTCAGACTCCATAGATGGAATGGAACACGTTGTAGTTGGAATACAGAACGTAATAAATGGTTCTGATTTCCTTATGCTTAAACTTGACATCACAGGATTTATGTGATAAAAATATCACTACTATCATACTGATTCGATGTAAATTCACTAACTTCATATACTAAACACTCAATAAATATGATAGCATCGCATAATACATTCAGTTATCTTCAGCCAAGATACAAGATATTCAATTTCTTCAAAGGATTTTTTTGGAGATGTCAAGACTTGGATATCAAGAAACAACTTGCAAGTGGTGTAGAGTATCTAGATGTCAGAGTAAGATACACTTTTGACTGCAAGGTAAGGCTATGTCATGGTTTTGTAGACTATGGCAAGGATTATGATTCTCTCAAAGAACTTGTCGAAGACTACATTTATAAGAAGGTACCTTCAACCAAGTCAAAGAAGAAGAAAATTCACTATAGACTCGTCCTTGAAAGAGGCAATAGATTTTCTTTTGAATCAGATACTGATGAGATTATGGCGAATCAAATCAAAGATAATCCCAATGCAGTACTAGATTGGGTAGTGATAAAGAAGGGATGGAAAACCTATTATCAAAACTTTGGCAAGGTGACAATTGTAGATGTGTGTTTCAAGAAATGGAATATCTTCAACATCATCCATGCATTGTTTGGGGTAATCCGATTAAGAGACACGCAGAAACTACAGATGCTTATGACAACAGTCATATAATATTGTTTAAGGATTATGTTAAATAGAAAGTAGAAACTATTACTTCGATTATAATTCATAATTATGACATAATTCTCAGAAAAGTTTTATAACAAATCCTATAGGCAGACTCTGTTCAGAGTCTGCCTTAATTTTAGTAGATTAATCGGAAATAACATTAATTTATGGCTTTAAAGAAGGGTATCGCTTTAATGGCGGATTATGTTTTTCTGTCAAAGTATGCGCAGAAAAAAGAAGATGGGTCGCTAGAAATGTGGCAAGATACGGTTCAGCGAATTTATTCGATGCATGAAAAGAAACTGAAGTCAATGAACAAATACACGGAGAAAGTTCAGATGACTTTAAAGAAGGCTCAGCATTCAGAGGAGGGTAAACTCCTCCTCTCTTCGCAGCGTGCTCGTCAGTTTGCATCGCCAAATGAAAATTCAGGAATTCTCAAACACGAGACTAAGATATACAACTGCACAGGCACTTTGGTTGATAGACCCAAGGTTTTCTCAGAGGTTATGTACCTTCTTTTGTCTGGTTGTGGTGTTGGCTATTCATTGCATAAGCCGTTCGTTGAGAAACTCCCAGAAGTTCAAAAACTCAATCCTTTGAATGTTAAGAACTTTACTATTCCAGATTCAATAGAAGGTTGGGCAGACTCTGTAGATGTCCTCGTAAACGCCAGATTTAATGGTCAAGAAGCAGAGTTTGATTATTCACAGATTCGTCCTGAAGGCGCACTTATAGACAACAAGTTTATTGCTCCCGGTCCCGAGCCTTTGAAGAAGGCTCATCAGAATATCAAATCTGTTTTTTCAGCAGCACAAGGAAGAAAGCTCAAAACAATCGAACTGCACGATATTCTTTGTTTTATCGCAGAGGCCGTAGTCAGCGGAGGAGTTCGTCGTTCGGCAATGATTTCACTCTTTGACAGAGATGATGAAGGCATGCTCAAAGCAAAGACTGGCTCTTGGTGGAAAGAGAATCCACAGCGTGCAATGGCAAACAACTCGATTATTTCGACGTTTGACGAACCATTCTCATATTCACAACTTAAAGACCTCATTCAGGTTGTTCGTCAGTTCGGAGAGCCAGGATTTGTTCGTCTTCCAAGCTATGATTATTGTGTCAATCCTTGTGGTGAAATCATGCTTCACCCAGTTACAGATGATGGAAGAACAGGCTTCGCCTTCTGTAATTTGGTTGAAATCAATGCAGAGAAGATAACCTCGGTCGAGCAGTTCTATGAACTTTGTGAGCAAGCATCAGCAGTTGCAACAGTTCAAGCCCTTTATACGAACTTTAAGTATCTTAGCTCAGAGACTCGTGAAATTGCAGAGCGCGATAGAGCAATTGGAGTATCACTCACAGGAATTATCGCTAATCCTCTTTTGAGAGGAAATGTTCTTCGCAAAGGCGCTGAGATTATTAAGAAGACGAATAGAGAATTCGCGGAAATCTTTGGAATTAATCACTCAAAGGCTTGTACCACAATCAAGCCGAGCGGCAATGCCTCAGCTTTACTTGAACTTTTCCACTCTGGCATTCATCCAGCCCACGCACGCAAGTTCTTTAGAAGAATCCGCATCAAGACTTATTCGCCAGAATATAAGGCTCTTGAAGGAACTCCGATGGTTCATTTCCTTCGTAATGACGAAGCCTATATCGAGTTCCCTTGCAAGACAAATTCAAAGACAGCAATCACAAAGGACGAGATTTCAGCTGTTGAGCATCTTAAATTCATTGCGGAGGTTAAACACTTCTGGATTAACAAAGGCGCAGACTCGTGGGCGCTCGCTAATAATGTTTCAGCAACAGTCGAAACAGCAGACGATGAGTGGGATCAGGCAATCGCAGTTTTGTTTGCTAACGACCACCTCTTTGGAGGAGTTTCATTCCTTCCAAAGTTAGGCGACACTATTTATGAAGCAGCTCCATTCCAGCGTGTTTCTACTCCAGAACATGAGAAACACTTCGAGGAGTTAGAGGAATTTATCTATACCCACGATGTTGACTTCCACAAGATTCTGCAAGGAACAATTACGAAAGTCGGCGATTTAGCAGCAATTGGCTGTGCAGGAGGCCAATGTGAGTTACAATAAATCTCAGTATTTTATTTTGAATCAGAGATAATTCAATTTCGGCCAGTAGGCGTCTCAGGGAAATACGCGCAGTCCTTGAGGCGCTTTAGTATTTATACACCTTATTTGTTCGTTTATTGTATTGGATTAAATAAAAGCTCAATACAATGGAAGAAACAAAGAAATGTAAATACTGTGGCCATGACAAACCTCTTTCAGATTTTGCTCCCAACAAACGTTCAAAGGATGGCTTAGCGCATACTTGTAATTGCTGCAAGCACAAACAAGCTTTGGCTGAACAACAGAAGAAAGAGAATCCGCTTGCATAATATTCGCCAGTTGAACTTATGAAGGAACTTGCGCGTAGAGGCTATGATGGAACTCTCACAGTTACAGAACGCAGAACAGTTTTACTATCAACCTTACTGAAATGAATTCAAATCCTTTGACTAAAGAACTAAAAGAAAGTCTCTGGCATCAATATCCAGAACTTCCAGATGAAAACAGGCTTATATTTGTCTACACTCAAAGAGGAGATGATTTTGAGCATGACATAGCACATTACAAATCAGTCGGCAAGAATTCAAAGTTTATGTATATGGACGATATTTTCTTGCCAGATATGATAGAGGCTCTTCACAGACACGAGAAAGCTTTAGATGAAGAGTTTAGCTAATAAATAGACCTTCGGCCGGTCTATTCAGGGTTCTGACTCATTTTAGAGCCCTGTATTTATTTTACTTTCATAGTCGTAAATTGATTTGAGTATTCATCAATAGATATGATTAGGGTAGGACTTATAATATTTGTGTTAATTGTTGCTTCAGAAGCGCAACGCAAGCAGATTTCGTTCTTTAGGAGCTTTGTTGAATGTTTTCTGCGTGTTATTATCCCGATTATTATATTTTCTGCCGTAATTTATCTTATTCTCCGTCTATAGCCAAATTATTTATTGGTTTTCGCGCAGAGAACCTCTACACAATTACATTGTATATTATAGAAAGGCGGCAAGTTTAATGAGTGGTAACTGCGTTCTTGCCGATTGTAGTATTAATTAAATTCAAAATTTGTTCCAAATGGTTAAAAAACTTTTCACTTCAGAAAGCGTTAGCTGCGGTCATCCTGACTTTGTCGCATCATCAATCTCAGATGCTATTATCGACCATTGCTTCCGCCATGACAATCGTTCACGTTGCGGTATTGAGGTTCTTTGCACTCCAAATAGAGTCACTCTAGGCGGAGAGGTCACAACTTCTGCTCCGTTCGACAAGGACACAATTGAACACATCGTTCGTCAAACAGTCATCAACATTGGTTACGTCAATCCAGAGGCAGGATTCTGTGGTTGTGAAGATCCGGAATGTCCTCATCGTTTGACTATTGACAACTTTATTCACAAGCAGAGTCCTGACATCAACCAGGGTGTTGACAACGGAGTCTCTACAGGCGCCGGTGACCAGGGTATTATGTTCGGTTTTGCATCAGACGAGACTAAGGAGTTCTATCCTTTGGCTGCTCAGATTGCAAACGAGCTTATGCGTCAGTATATGCGCATTCTTCCTGAGAACACATCAATTCTCTATCCCGACGCCAAGTCCCAGGTCACTATTGACTACAACAACAATCATATCGATGTTATCGTTATCGCTGCTTCTCACAAGGAAGATGTCAAGTACGAAGACCTTTATGAGGTTGTTAAGAATCAGATCATTGTTCCCGCACTTCAGAATGTTATTTTGAAGGACGGCAGCACTGCTGAATCTCTCTTTGATGAAGACACAAACATTCTTGTCAACACAACAGGCAGGTTCGTTATCCACGGTCCGTTTGGCGATGCTGGTGTTAATGGTCGTAAGCTCGCGGTTGACAGCTATGGCGGCTATGCTCGCATTGGTGGCGGCAACTCACACGGCAAGGATGTCAGTAAGACAGACACAACACTTGCTTTCTACACTCGTTATCTCGCCAAGAATTTGGTTGCTGCGGGCGTTGCTAGCAAGTTGGAGATTCAGCTTGCAACTGCAATCGGAGTTGCCGAGCCAGTTTCGGTTGCTGTTGACACTTTCGGTACTGGTATCATTCCAGACGAAGAAATCACTGCCAAGCTGCTTGAGACTCAAGACATGACACTTGACAACATCATCGAGCAGCTCAACCTTTATGAGACTGAAAGAATCTCAACAAATACTCAGTTTACTTTCGGAGTTCCCGCAGGTGAAACAGAGGATGGGGTTCTTAAGTATCACCACACTTGGGAGAGACTCGACAAGGTTGACGAATTCAAGCAAATCTTCAATTTGTAAGCCAATTTCCTCCAACCAATTTTTCAAAGGGTCTCTCAGTCATAGGAGACCCTTTACTTTGGCTCGATATTTCAACGGTAGAATATTCCCAATGGCGTCCAAAACCGGGAACAATGGAAGTCGAATTCGCGAGGCGTGAAACCAGTCTTGAAAACTGTGGGCTCTGCAAGGAGTGGGGTTCGAGTCCTCCGGCTTCCGCAAATGAAACTAAGAAGTAAAATAATAGGCATTCTCTCGGACTTGTTTGATAGATACAGACAACGTCTGATTATTCCCGGCTATATTACGCGTGACAGAAATGGAAACGCATACTTCTCGTTAAACAAACCACACAAGGACTTATCAACAGACACTTGGCAAGGTAGATATTCAAGTATATTTGATGTTCGTCGTAACAGTCCATTTGATTGTTTGAGAATCCCTGATGATAGAAGAGTTTTAAAGGAAGTTAGTTGGGAAGACAAGGAGCCAAGAGAAGCAGAGTTACACATAGATTTGAAATAATGGAAGTTATACCCTCATTTACAATAGACCACACAAATCTCAAGCCAGGCATTTATGTGTCTCGTGAGGACGAAGGTTTTATCACGTTCGACATCAGAATTACTGAGCCTAATAAAGAGCCAGCAATTGCTCCGGCGGCAATTCACACAATAGAGCATTTGATGGCCACTTGGTTCCGCAACTGTCCATATAAAAAGGATGTCGTTTATGTAGGACCTATGGGCTGTCTTACGGGCATGTATTGCCTTATGAAGCAATCAGACGACAGCGTTTATACGTCAGAGAAAATGAAAGATCTTGTTCTTGACTGTATTGATTGGATACTTACTGTCAAGGATGTTCCTGCAACAACGCCAGAAACCTGTGGTAATTGTCTTCTACACGATCTTCCTATGGCTCAATGGGAGTTAAAAAGGTATAAGGAAAGACTTTTATCTGATTTTCATAGTGAATACACTAAGCTGAAGGTAGTGTTAGAAAACGGAATGCAATTCGCAGATGCGTAATACACTTCTCTTAACACAACGAAAGCTGCTCAGTACTTACTTATTTTGTCCTTTAGCTCAGTTGGATATAGCAACAGCCCTCTAAGCTGCGGGCGAAAGTTCGAGTCTTTCAAGTATCATAATGCTCTGATGGCGGAATAGGTCAGACGCTAAGGACTTAAAATCCTTTGAACCGAAAGGTTCGTGCGGGTTCGACTTCCGCTCGGAGTACAAAATTTCAAAATTATGCAAAGTTTAGAAGTTCAAATAGGAGGTAATCATTACCACCAGTTTAAGAAACAGCCAATCGAATTGATCGCCGAATGTGATTGGAATTTTGTACAGGGCAATATTGCAAAATACGCTCTTCGTTTTCCGTTTAAAAATGGCAAACAAGACATCGAAAAAGCAATGCACTACACAGATTTAGGCGCTGACTTACATTCTAATATTAGACCTTCTTCTATCCATACAGAAGCAATCAATTATTTTGTAAGAGCAAATAACCTTGATGAAGTAACGAGAAGTCTTCTTTTTTCCATTGATAAGATGGACTGGGGAAAATGCCAAAAACTGCTCAGAATGCTTTTGGATAAACACTATCCACAGGAGAAGTAACCAATTCTACGATTAATAAAACTTAAGTTGAAGGAATGGCGTCAGACTATCTGGCGCCTTCTTTGTATATTATTCAAATCAAGCCACACATTTATATGTTCAAGAAACTATACTTCAAACTTCTTTCGCTTTGGTGCAAACACAGTGAACTAGAAATCAAATATACGGCAAAGTCAAAGTACAAATATAAAAGTTCGAAGTCTTACACATCAAGGCTTCGTTTTGATATTGTTGAGACCTGTTCATGTGCCAGATGTCATAAACTAATATACGAACGCAAGATAAAGTCGAATTTGAAGCAGCCACAAACAGAAAA